TATGTGCTAAGAGATACTCTTTTGACCAAATACAAGGACAGTTTGACCAAGTTATAGGTTTAATGGCTGCTATGGCAAAGATTAACGTTATGTCAGTAATTGCTATGGAAGATGCAGTATTTACAGAAACTAACGTAGTTGGTGAAATTGAATCAGGACAATACAGAAAAGGTAGAAATGCTATAAACTACCTATCTCCAGGTTCACAAGTAGTAAAACCTGTTAATAACTTGCCATATCAGTTGTTTGAATCTGTAGGTAGAATAGAAAGACATCTTAGAACTGTTGCAGGTTATCCAGTACAAGACGATTCTATATCACCAAATAGCTTTGTTACTGGTAGAGGACTAGAAGAACTACAAGCAGGTATTGGTGCAATGGTTAATGAATATCATAAAGTTTTACAAAACGCTATACAAGAAATAGATTATAAGAGACTAGAGCTTGATGAGCTATCTTTAAACAAACGTAAACCTCTAGTAGGTACATTACGTGGTTCATCATTTGCAGAGAACTATACACCTTCGTCAGATATTGACGGTAACTTCTTAACAAGACGTAAATATGGTGCTATGGCTACATTTGATGAAGCAGGTAAGGTAATTACTGGATTGCAACTATATCAAGCAGGAATTATAGATAAAGAAACTATGCAACGTGAAATGGATGGTTTAGATAATTTACAGTCTATTAACGAAAGTATTACTAAAGAACGTGCTGAAAAAGTTATGTTTGATTCTTTGTTAGCACAAGCTAGCAATGGTGATGATAAAGCATCTATGGCTTTAGTAGAGATATATGCAAATCCAAACAATATTGGAAATATATTAAAGAAGTATTTTACTGCAGAAGACCCTCAACCAAGTCAACAAGAGGCTATGATGGCACAAATGGCAGGAGCTGCACCACAACAAGGTGGACCTCCTCCTGGACCTCAAGAAATATTAAGTTTATTACAAGGTGGTGGATAATGGATTTTGATAGAACTAACAGTAGTTTTCATCAAATAATTATGGGTGAAGATTGGAATATAGATAAATTAGATGTAGCAGAATTATATCTTAATGACCAGTTAGAAGAAAGACATCCTAACGAATGGTTAGATATGGACGGACTTACAATAGTTTATGTTCCTGGATATGGAAGGTTGCAAATGATATGGATTGAGGACGAAAATGACACGAGGAGTTAAAAAAGGTGCATTTGCTATAGATGCACAAAGAGGTGAAGGTTCAGCAGCTAGAGAAGCTGCTTTAAGAGGCGCACCATTACTACCTGAAGATGAAGTACAGGTAAACATGGAAAGACCTGCCGATGCACCACAAACAAACATACAAGCACAAGCACCACAGTTAGGTAATGTATTTGCACCAAGTAATGATGCAACACCTATGATGCAACAAAATCCTGTGTTTGATGAATTTGAAATAGTTGACCCTGGTCAAACTTCTAATACGAATATGATTCTTGCAGCTATAAATGACTTACTGGGAGGCAGTGAAGAAGCAAGCTCTATGATAACATAGCACTATGGCTTTTTACGGATACGAACCCCCTGACCTCGAAGAAAATTTTATAGGTAAGTCTGACGAACGTCAGCAAAAATATAATGCTATTAAACAAACCATAAGACAAAAACCTGAAGTAGGTAATAACCTAGAAGACATTGTAAACAAGTGGGGTAATGTTTTAGGTAAAGACATTATGGTTGGTAGCGCTCTTATGGGATTTTCATCAGTATCACCTGAAATATCTTTATTATTAGAAAGACAAGTAGAACTAGAAAAAGAACAGAATAGAAATTTTTGGGAACAGACTAAAGGTGCAGGACGAGGATTAGTTAGAAACTTGTTTGTTGGTTTAGATTCTTTAGCAGAAGCTACAGTTAAAAGACCCTTTCAAGCATCTGCTAGGTCTTTAATAGATAACGGTATGAACGTAAACTTAGCGTATTTACATACATTATCTAACATGATTGGCTTAGATAAACCAGTTATGGAATTAGCTTTAGGTGGAGAGAAGTATGCAAACTTCAGACAAGATTACGAAACTGCTAAGAAAAACCTAGGTCCTACTACAGCAGGGTATGCTATCCAAGAAATGGCTAAAGGTAATAGAGTAAACCTTGGTAGAGGATATTTTGGTAATTCTACACTAGCTAGAGATACTGATATATATAAAGAACTATCTCAAACTATAAAAGACCCTAGACAATTAGCAGCTATAGAAAAAACTATACAAGCACAATTAGGTTTAGATATTACAGGAACTCAAAGAGCTAAGTTAGAAGCTAATAAATATAAAGGAGTAACAATAAGTCCAGGTCGTGTAGCTGCTGTACAAATGGCAGAACCAGGAACAGATAGATTTAAATTTATATCAGGTCTTATTGATGGTGCAGTCACCCTTGGATTAGACCCTGCAAACTTAGTAGGTGCATGGGTAGGTAAATTAGGTAAAGCAGGAAAAGTTTTTAAGGTTGGTGAAACTGCTGCAGCAGGCAGTAATGCAGGTGCTAGAACACTTATAGGACAAGGCAATAGATTATTTCAAGTTGTAAAAGTTACAGACGATGTACCTAGACCTAATTTATCAGAAGGCTTACAAGATTTTATAAAAGACAGTGCTAAGTATGACGAGTTAGCAGTAGTTGATGTAGGTGAAACAATCTTAAAAGGTGATGAGATATACACAATGGATGACTTAAACAATATAGCTAAAGCAAATGGTAGACAGGGCGCTCAAGTTAACAATAGTGCAGAAGCTCAAAGATTTTTAAGAAGAGATGCAATAGGTGAAGGAGCTACTACAGGTATTGATAACAAGTATGTAAATAACGTAAAGATATATGAAGGTGCTGAAATGCTTCCTGATGGTAGATTTGTTGAAGGTATTAGACCAGGAATGGGTGGTGCTTTTGTAGATAGAGCTGTACAAAGAATGATAGGTGGAAAAGTTGCAGACCTAAGAGAATATTTAGGTAAAGACTACAATGCATTTTTTAATAAATTTGGTAAGAATGTTGTTTTTGATGAAGATATGGGTGTAGCAATGACTAAGTATATAAAAGGCAAAGACGATAGAATTGTAGATTTTATTAACTACTTATCATCAGACATAAAAGGTTGGTCACAAAAAGTATATGACAACATGGATGACTTAGTAGATAATACTATATTGCATGAGTTAGTACATACTTGGATTGCTAAAGGTAAGTCTCCAAAACAAATTGCCTTTAATAAATCTTGGATGACACCACTTGGTAAAGCATCACGTAGAGCAAGAAGAGATAAGCGTAGAGCTTTATGGGTTGGACGAAGTGGTGAAGATTCAGTTATGGGTCTTAAAACAACTTGGCAACTAGAAAAAGACGTAGAAGAAATGGTTACTAATTTTAAAACTGCATTTGCTACTGAGGTAGATGAAGCTAAAAGATTTGCAGGATTACAAAAATTTATAAAACCATCTCTAAACAAAACAGATTTTGAAGCCTGGCATCAAACAGCAGGTAAAGGTATATACGAGTTTATATCTGAAGGTGTTACTAATGGTAGGTTAGATTATGAAAACCTAAGACAAATAATGCCTGAAGCTAGTCCTGCAACACTAGGTACAATAATAGATAATCCAACTGTAGGAAATGTGTCAGAGGCTATTGCTAGAGAAGTAAGAACTGGTGGCATAACTAAAAGACTAGACCCATATAGCTACGCATTTAAAGGTAGTGTGTCTAGGAATGCAGGTAGGGTTATAGGTAGATTAGGTAACATTGCAGGAGATGGTAAAAAAGTAGATTTATCAGATATGGGTAACTTCTTAGGAGTTGCTGCAGTAGCAAAACGTACATTTAAAGATACAGCCATAGCAAGAATATTTGGTCAAGTAAGTCCTACATTCATAACATCAGCATCACACAGTCAAGGACTAAAAGAAATGGAAAAACTTATTAAGTCTTTGCCTTTTGAAAAACAAATTAAAAAAGATTTATATCAAAAACTAGCAACAACAGATGCTGCTATTTTAAATCAGTTTACTGAACAAGGTACATATTCTAAATTAAGACAAACCGAAGAATTTTTTAAATTACTTGTAGGAGATGGTACACCACAAAACGCAGGTGTATTAGGAGAGTTACAAAAACTTATGACATCACAAGGTTTTCCAGGACCTTTAGCAGGTGGTATTACAAAATTTGTTGGTGAGATAAACGATGCAAGAAAGTATTGGGTATCACTTGTTGGAGACCATATTGTTGATGTAGGTTTTTCTACATCTAAAACATCCAGTAGAGCTGCAGATACAGCATTTGATATGGTTAAAACAGAACTAGATTTACAAGAACTAGAGGGATTAGCTAGAGCAGGCAAGGCAGATGAAATAGCAGAGTTTATGGTTAGCTTAGGTAATCAAGAGTTAGCACAGCCAACTGCAATGTTAATGTCAGAAATGTTAGTAGGTAATATTCCATTGTTTGATACTAACGAAGTATTTAGAATACTAGGTACATATAGAAACTCTTTACTACAATTATCAGGTTTAAGTACATTAACAGGTCTTAAAAGAATAGACTTACCACAAGTACTTGGTAAATCATTAGATAGAAATCCTATACTATCTTTTGCAAAAACTAACAATCAATTCAAAAATTATTTATCTAAATGGGAGTTTCCAGTACAAGCTCCATCAGGGAAAAAAGTAAAACAATCTTATATAAAAGAATTGCAATTAAATGCTAAAAAAGAATTAATTACTGAATATGAAAAGCTAGCAGGTAAATCACTAAATGCTACTACATCAGATACTATTGCAGAGTTAATTGATGATGAATCATTTGAAATAATTAGTCAACTTACAACACCAAAACAAATAGAGACAGCATTAAATGTAGGTAACATATCTTCTAATGTTATGACTAAAAATCTTGCTAAGATGTTTTATTCTACAAGAGCTACAAATGAAGGTGTTCAATTAGTAAACAAAGCATACATCAGATGGGCTAATAATGTTATGCAACAAGCATGGAAACCATTTACTCTTTTAAGAATAGCTTGGACTACAAGAGTTATCATGGAAGAACAACTTAGAATGTTTGCTGCAGATTTAACAAACATGTGGTCACATCCTATATCACACATGGCATATGTTTTAAAACCTGACAAAGGATTAGGCAAAGCTATAGGTAAATCACTAGAAGTATTAGATATTCCATTAAATACAAACCTCGGTAATAAATTTATGAACAAACTTAGAAAAGGTGATGTTGATATTTTAGGTAGACAAATGAATGAAGAGTTGTTATTTAAACAAGCAATGTCTCGTGGTTCAAATGGAATAATGATGCGTAAAGCTGCATCAGTAGATAGGTTCTTTAAAACTATCAAAAAAGATTCTGTAACTAATAGTACAGCAAGTAGAAGACAGTTTTCTAAAGGTTGGTTGACTGAACTAGCACAAATGGCTGATGATGACTTAATGGTAATTGTTGCTAATATTCTTGTTGACCAAGGTCAAAGAAATCGTACACCGTTTGCTAACCTAGACGAATTAGCTGATTACCTAACTGACAACTTCCCTGCAGAAAGATTAGCTGTATTAAGTAAAACAGAACCTGCACAAGTTGCTAAAAGAACATTTTTAGATTGGACTAATAGTGGAGATGCAGTAACCAACACTGGTAGAAATCTTATTAGAGGAGACAAAGAAAGAACTTTAGAATTTTTACAATCTTATGCAGCTAGGTTATATGACAAAGTTGGTGGTGGTGGAGGATTTAGGAAGTATGTAGAAAATCCAAAACTAGATAGAAACTCTATTCCTAATTTGTCAAGTATATCTTTTGAAGAAGCATTGGAAAAAGGATACATAGTTGAAATTAACAAAGGTATTGTATATAAAAATGCAGGAGCAAAAGATGGTGATTTACCTGTACGTATGGTGTATGAATTAATTGATGGTGACAAAACACTAGATTATATAAAGTGGATAGCAGATAAAAATTTAAAAATAAATACTAAGACTAGAAGTTTTTCTATGCCACTTAACGGTTTAAATAGTGATGCACAATTTGATGCAGCAGTAAAAATACTTGGGGATTATGCAGAAAATGGACCTGACGTTGTTAAAGTTTCTAAAAAACTTATTAACGATGTAGATGTAAATTCTTATAACGGCATTATAGAAAAACTATTTGATATATTTATGTCAACACCAACTAACAAACTATCAAGAGCGCCTGCATTCAAACAGTTTTATTATCGTAATTTAGAACGTATGGCAGATAGATTTGAAGCTGACACATTAGCTGCACTATATAAGAACAAACAAATTATGGAAGCTATGCCTGAATCTACTAAGAAATATTTAGATACATTAGTACCTAAAGCAAAAGGTCAAGGTATATCTGTAGACCAGTTAGAAAGTATTGATGATTTATTAAAATCAACAGCTCTTACAGAGACAGAAGAGTTATTGTATAGTTTAAATAATAGGTCACAGTTTACACAAGCTAATGCTTTGTTATTTCCATTCGCAGAAGTGCATTTAGAAATAGCTAAGACATGGACAAGGTTGTTAACTGAAAACCCTAGAAAACTACGTAAACTTCAAATAACTACAGATACATTAAAAGAAGGTAATCCATTTAACTTTGATTTCTTAGGTGGCGATGCTGCAGATGATAGACCTATGGTATATACAGATGAACTTACCAATGAAGAAGTATTTGTATTTCCACTTATTGACCCAATACTAAGAAACTTTTTTAATAATGTAGAGGAAAGAGATTTAGGTGGAGCATCACCAAGAAGTGAAGTAAATCTTAGAGCTGTTGGATTTACATCATCAGCAAACATAGTTGCAGGTGGATTAGTACCAGGAGTAGGTCCAGTAGCACAGGTAGCAGCAAAAGCATTGATGCCTAATATGAAAGAAACATCAGCCTTATATGAGTTTATATTTCCATTTGGTGAACCTGCAGGTAATGCTGTAGAACAAGCAGCAGATTATTTATTACCTGAGTGGATTCAAAAACTAGGTTCTGCTATAAGCACAAGTCCTGAATCTTGGTCTCGTGCATTTGTAAATACACAAAAAGAAGTATTGAGAGCAAAACTAATTAGTGGTGCTATTCCACAAGGTCAAGCACCTAGGTCACAAGATGAAATGAATAAGATATTGCAACGTGTAAAACAAGATGCTTTAGTTATGCATTTAATTAAATCAGCAGCACAGTTTACATTTGTATCTCCTGCATTTAGATGGGAACTAGAAACAGAACCAGGTGGAGATTTATATGTTAATCCTAAAGATTTAAGAGATAGAGGTATAGACCCTGAAGGTAGAATATTTGGATTTAATACATTACAAAGTGTTTATGGAAGATTGCTAGGAGAGTATGAAGACGAGCAAACAGCTACACAAATATTTACACAGTTGTTTGGTGCAGACCCAACAGCATTAATAATATCTAAATCAAAAGAAATAAGAAGATTGCCTTATACAGATGAAGCATTGGATTATGCAATGGAGAACGAAGACAAGTATCAGTTATATCCTGATATGTTTTATTACGTCAGACCTGATATTGGTACTGATGAATTTATTATGGCATCTTGGGTTAACTCATTTGATGATAATTATTTAGGACAATACGCAGGTAGAACAGATTTAGATTTAGGTGAGTATGCACAATTACAAAACCAAGCTGCAGGAAGAATGGCTCTTGAAAGATATAGAAGAGGTATTACAGACCCTAATAGTCCAATGTTTGTAGCTGATGAAGCTATCCGTAAAATATTAATTACTTCTTACAAAGATACATTATCCGATTACTTTCCAGGATATGGTGAAAAACCTAGAACAGAAAGTCCAACTGATTTAGGTACATTACTAAAACAAACATATCAAATGGCAGCAGACCCTGATTTACAAGACGAACCTGTTATAAAAGCATTAAACATATGGTTAGAAAGTTATGACAATATTCTAACAGTTAGGTCAACAGAAACAGGTACTCCAGGTTCAGACCCAACAAATGCAAATTGGTTTGTTGCTAGAGAACAATTAAGAAAAAAAGGACAAGAGTTGTCAAAAGCGTATCCATTGTTTACATTTGTTAATGAATCAGTACTAGAAAGAATACTGAGAGAGAACGAGGATGAATTGATAAGATACGGCTATACTTATAACCAACAATTATTTAAGGCAGACCAATAATGTGGAAATTAATTTCTAAAGTATTATTTACGACATCAGGTGCAGTATCAGAGTTTAATGCATCTACTACTGCCGATTACGCAAAAGCACTATGGTATAACACAGACACAGGAGAAACAAGAAATGCTGTGGATTCAAGTGGAACTCCAATAACAGATTATACATTATTTGAACAAAGAGTAGCAGAAGGAAGTGATGTAGGTGGAGGAACTATAGATAATCCAGGTCCTGCATTACAAGGTGGAACTAGAATACCTAGAGCATTAACACCTGCAGAAATAGACCAGGCTATAAAAGAATATTATACAGACCCTAATTTTGTATCACCTTATGGTTTTTTTGTAAACAATGATGGTGTATTAGAAGAATACGATAAGGATGAAGATGGAGAATATATATTTCCTGGTGCAGGTATTAACGACCCAATACCTCCAATGACACCTGATGATGCTATACAGCTTAGATTAGGCACACAAGGTGTAACACAGTTTTTAGGATTTGAAGGAACTTTGGGAACGCCTTTAGGATATAAAGGTGCAGGTGAGGGATATGGTGATAATCCTGTATACATTACACCACTAATTACAACCCTGTTTATGGACGACATGTTAAGTGAGGATTATGTAAGAAACTTACAAAGCAAGTTAGTTCAAGCAGGGTACTTAGTGGGTGGTTTTGAATCAGGAAGTATTGACGAACAAACTACAGCAGCTATAGCAGCAGCTATGTCTACACACAACTTAGAAGGTAGAGTTCCATATTTTGATGATGGCTTTGCTATAGAAGGTGCATTACTTACTTTATCAACTACTACTGGTGTAATGGAAGATATGCAAGGTAATGAACAAATAGTAGAACAAATCATAGACCCTGCAACTGGACAAGTTCTTTATCAAGGAGATGCTGTAAGACAATATAAAAGTCAATTTGCATTTACTGATGATAAGAAAAGAGAAATAAGAGATTTTTTCTTTGGTGAGTTAGACAATGATGTAACAGATTTAGAAAATAGATTACTTAATAACTACAGTGTTGATGTTCCTAAATATGATACAGAATCTGCAGGATACATAGCTATGAATGCAGTTAGAAATTATTTTGGTGGTGCAGACAAGATTAGTTTTACACAAGCACAATCTTTAGCAGGAGTTGTCAATTCATTGTTACAAGTTACTAAAAGAGATTTAGATGGAATGATTGTAAAAAATATTAGAGAAGATATTGATGCACAAGTACAACAACTTGGATATGATGGTTGGCTAGATAAGTATGGAAGTGTGGATGGATATAAACAAGAACTTAAACAACAGTATCCATTTGCTGATGATGAAATGCTAGATACTTTAGTAAGAAATAAAATTAATTCTTTTCAAGTTACAACAAGTCAAGAGCTTGGACCATCATCTACACCTGCTGACCCATTCGCATTAACAGGTGTTAACGAAAGATTTAGTACATTATTTGGTGGTAGGTTAGCTAGAGCTGTTGACCAAATATACGGAGAAGAAAAAGATTTTCAAACAAGACAATCTGCATTTGATTCAGCTACAGCAAACTTTGCACAGGCATCACGTAACCTAAGAAACCTAGGAAGGAGAGCATAATGACACCATTAGAATTAGCTGCAATGTTAATAACTGCTGCAACTACTTTAAAAGATGCAGGTATGCCATTAGAAAAAGACCCTTCTAAAAACTTTTCTGATTTAGCAACTCTTGTAGCAATAGCATACGGAGAAAATGAACAAGGCGATAGAATAGGAAGTGGTCAATCTACATTAGTAGATGACGAAGGTAACAGAGAAATATCATTTGGACCATTTCAAATAAATAAATTTTGGTACACAGATAGGTCAGCATCAGGAGACACAACACTTGTTAATAATAAATACACAGATATATTTGATAATGTAAAACCTGGCGATATGCCTGCACTACTTAAAGACCCTATGAACTCTGCAATAGCTGCAGTTATAGTAGCTAACAGTAATAAAGGATATGAAAACTGGAGTGTATATACAAGTGATGTTTATGGAATAGAAGACCAAAGTTTTGATTCTAAATATTGGAAGACAGGATTTGGTGCAGCAGCAGCAGAACTTTATAAAGTAGATATACCCGAAATAAAACTTCCTGACCCTGTAGTAGGTAGTGGAGATTTTAGAGGTGGATTAGGACAGGAAAGAAGAGAAGAAGGTTTCACACAGAGAGAGATAGCACAGTTTGAAAGTTCAAGAGATAAAATAGCTAACGCTATAAACCCTGCAGAACCCACCAATCCTGAAACTATTAGACAATCATCATTGATGTTAGCTAATATGAAAGGCTTGGATACTACAAAGATTCCAATAGATGTTCGTTCTGAATACTCACAACTTGATAAAGTTATATTAAACTTTTTAGGAGAACTAGCTAAGAAGAAAGCAGAAGGTTAATGGCAGAAGATTTTACTTTATCGGAAGAAGAATTAAATAAAATAATTAATGATTCATTAACAGGCGCTCCACCTATAGATGATATGCCTGTATCAGACCAAATAATACAAGGACCTGATGGTTTGTTTTATTTTGTTTATACATTAAAAGCAGCAGACATAGATGGATTAAATTCAGATGTAACCGTATATTACACTGACACAAGCAACTACAAGCAAAATTTTACTAGGGGAAGTGTAGATGAATTAAAAGCATCAGGATTATCTTTTGGTAGTTTAGCAGAAGTAGATTCAAGACTTAAAGGTAGAAACCCTATACATTTGTTATTAGATGATTTACAAGATGAATTAAAATTAAATGATTATTTATTAAAAGCTGCAGAATCAGATGGTAACTTTGCAGCAGTTGGTGTATTTTTAGAATCATTATTTGAAGGTAAGCCTGCAAGTTATGTAGATTATGCAGTAGTTAGTCCTTATATAAATGCACTATCAGGAGACCAGTTAACTTATTTCCAAGCAATGGCTTTAGGCGAAGACCCTGCAGCTAATGCATCATTAAGAGGATTACAAGATAAAGCTAAATTAGAATTAGCAGGTTTAGTTGGTAAGTATGCACAATATGACATACCACAAGATGTATTAGATTATCTGTACAACCAAAGAGTTAAAGGTATATTAACTAAAGATACATTAGCAGAACAGTTTAAGTTATTAGTATTTCCTGAACTTCCAGGATTTAGAAATGATGATATACAAGAGTTTATGTCAGAAAGAGACTTATCTATACCTGACAACTTATCATTTATAGACAAAGCAAAAGACCAGGCTAATGCCAAGCTAGGTCCATATCTATCAGGTTTATTTACAGATGATGATTTCAGAACATTTAGTAATGTGTTAGCAGACCCTAATGGCGCACAGTTATTAGATTCACAACTACAAACTGTATGGGATGAAAACGTAGCAGATAAATATAAAGGTAAAGATTATAATACTTCTATCATTGGAATTAGAACAATGGCAAATAGATATGGAAGATTAGATGAACTAGGTAGAGATAGAGATATGGTTTACAATTTATTTACAACAGATGACCCTGCAGAACAAAGAAAACAAATGACTGCACATTTCTTAAACGTAGGAGATGAAGGTGCATTACAAAAGATGGCAAGTGATTTGAAAGGACTTGGCTTTAGTCCAGTCTATTTAAGTCCTACAATAACAGGACAAGGTTAATGGAATTTACAGAAGAAGATTTTAAAAAAGGTGTAAAAATATATAGATATGATTCACCTCCAGGAGGAGATGAAGCATTTAGTCAAGAAGACTTAGACAGGTTATTAAGTCAAGGTTATTCTTTAACAGATAATCGTACCACTGATGCAGATGAAGGTGATGATTCTTTAACAGGAGACTTTAGTTCATTATTTGGCAAACTAAAAGAATCAATAGAAGGTATCGGAGCATCTTCATCAGACGCTCCTGACTTTGTACCTACACCAAAACAAATAGAAGATTTACTGCCTTGGTTATCAGGTAAAGGTAATTTACTACAAGAGTATACAAATCAATATATAGAAACTGGTAGTGCAGAATTTGCATTAGCAGCAGTACGAAGTACAGAAGAGTATGCAGAGTTTTATCCTGGTATTAAAAGAGGTGACGGTTCTTTAAGAATGAATGAATCACAATATGAGCAAGTTAGAGAAGGATACTATAGGATATTATTAGAGAATGATTTGAATCCTATTATATTTGAATCAGCAGGTAAAGTAGGTGCATTGATTGCAGGGGATGTTAGTGTAGCTGAATTTAAAGGACGTATTGAATCTACAAGACAAGCATTTAGAGATAACCCTATAGCAGAAGAAATTAAACAATATTACTCAGCAAACTTTGATATAGACTTGTCAGACAATGCTGTATTTGCTGCAGCTTTAGACCCTGATGTATCCATAGGTATATTACAAGGACAGATACAACAAGCAGAATTAGGTGCAGAAGCAGCACTTAGAAACCTTGATTTATCTACAGAGCAAGCACAAAGACTTATACAAGCAGGTATAACACAAGCAGGTGGTCAAAGATTATTTAGTAGAGCTTCAGAATATATACAAAGACTTAATAGATTAAGAGTTGGTCAAGGTAGAACTAACGAAATAGAACTTCAAGATATTATACAATCCGAAGTACAACAAGACCCACAAGCTCAACTAGAACAACAAAGAATATTAAATCAACAAGCATCTATGAGTTCAATGGCAACTGGTGCAGTACAAACTCAAGGTGGAGCAGTTGCAGGTTTAGAAGAAGCATAGTATACTAGATGTAGTGCCTGACGAGTTCGGCACACTAAATATAGGGTCGTATTCGGCAACACTACCAAGGTGTGTTGTCTGTCATTCGTAAACCCTTGTGTACAATCCCTTTAATTACCTAGCGATTATTGTTATGGGATTTTATATGCTAGAGAAGATGGAGAAAATTATGGAAGAAAATACACAAATTGATGCTACAGAAGC